AGTAGATTTTACCAAAGGACACAGGACCAGACGCTACAAGTCCCTTGCCATTCTCATCCCCTTTGGGACGGAGTTTGGACAAGTGCACTGCAACACCAGCACCATAGCGAAGAGCATGACTAACAAAACGCCAGCTGGCTTCAATTCCATTTGGACCCTCCATTTCATCCTCCACCACAAAAACAGTGCAGGAGACAGGTAGGCGGGAGGTGGGGTCGTCAATCCAAGACTGCACTCGCCCAGTGCGGGCGATCAATTCTTTTTGTGGAGCGGACATTATTAAACTAAATCAATAAGAGTAGGAGGTTGATAATTTGGTCCTTTCAAGACCTTGCCGTCTTCACGGCGGATAGGTTGACCATCCTCACCGAGTTTGGTCATGTTGCTGAGATGTACTCGGTTGAGAGCTTCATCAAGATCCCATCCAAGATTCTCAGCGTATTGGTAGCAGACATAAACAAGGTCTGCAAGCTCTTTTAAACATTCAGAAGCGTTAACAGTGTAGTCCTTGAGGAGCTGGTTTTCAGCATCAAGAAACTCCTTGAACTCTTCAACGATCAAAGTCCTCTGACCAGTCCGTGAAGCTGGACTCATACTGTTGCTGACCTGGAAACTTTTCCGGAACTCCTTTGCTTGGTCGCTGATGAAGGATTTCGTTTTCAAGTTCATTCTGTAGATAGTGGATTGCTTTACGAAGATCAGAGATGCGGCTTTCTTTATATCCCGCACGGCAGATGTATTTAATTGCGTTACCGAGGTGGAAGTTTAGTCCTTGGTCTCGGATGAAATCCCAAACTTGGATAGAACCTCGTTGATAGTAGTTGGGTCCAGTTGTGTTGGAGTGGGCCAATGTTTTAGGAGATTAGAAAGGGAGTTGCCAAGTACAAAGCATTGCTTTTGAAGAGCAAGGAAGATAGTAATAATATCCTCCTTAGCCGCTTCAGGACTCTTCAGTGCATCCTCAATTTGACGCATCTTGAACTGCTGCTCCATTGTCAGTTCGACAATCGGAGGAGGCGGTCCAAAGTTTGATGGTGTTGGTGGTGAAGTCATAATCGGTACATTGAAGGATCTTTGCAAGCCTGGCGTTTTGAAGTGCAACGGACTCATCAAGATCCTTGCTGGCAAAAGCTTTGACGACTGACTCCCACGAATACCCGTTCTCTTCAAAGAAGGATACTGCTCGTTTGATTCCGAAGCTAGGAACTCCGCTGTAGCCATCAGTTTGGTCGCCAGCCAGCGTTTGAATGAAGTGCCAACGCTCACCTTCTTCTTTGGTGATTGTGATAACTCCAGTAGATAAATCATAAAGGTCTCCAGGTATCTGTCTCATGTCTTTATCAGGTGAGCAGATAATGTGCCCCTGCTCCTTAGTAGCGTAGATGCCAAGAGCATCATCAGCTTCTAACTCAGGCATCACAACAACGTTGTATTCTTCCTTGAGCTTGTTGATGACCCGGCGGTAACCACACGGCTTCTTTCGATTTCTATGTCCTTTATACGCTGGGTCAATACGTTTACGAAAGTTGACACTATCAGTAAAAAACAAAATAGAATCATCGAAGCATCCAAGATCGGTTGCGATGCTGTATAACTCTCGTTGTACTTTATCGTAGGCTTCGTTGAACTTACTTGAGACGACGATGACATCATCTCCCCAGTCGATTTCGGTTTCGGCTGCTGCACAGCACTTGTAGACAATGTAGTCTGCATCAATCAGAAGACTCATTTACCTTGTCCTCGCTTGAGCTTTCGCCCATGCGAAGGAAGACTGCGGGTGCCGTTACCTTGATGGGTGCGTTTGAACTTGGCACGAGACTTGAATTGAACTCGTCCAAGGGTGGTTTTAGATTTGACTGCCATTAGTGGACTTCACTCCAGTTAGCACCTGTTTGTGCTTCAGCGGCGAGAGGTATTCGTAGGTTGTAGTAGCGTCCAGCTTCTTCAGCTGAGTGTACCAAGGATGTTCGTAGTTGATCCACGTGTCCTGGGTCGCATTCAAATTGCAATTCGTCATGTACAAAAGCTAGTTGTGAGCAGCATAGCTCACGTGTGTTGTCGTAATTAATAAGCATCCACCGCTTGGCAATTACACCAGCGGATCCTTGCAAGAGGTAGTTAAGGGCTTTGTGGCTACCATCAACAATGCAGCGGCGATCGTCACACAGGTTGATGTAACCAGATTCTGCCTTGGACTTAACCGCAGTAACCAGCTTCTCAAGTCCAGGAACTGCATCCATGTAAGCTTGACGTATCTCTTTACCCTTTTTCTTCGCATCTTTTTCATTGAGTTGAGGATCATAACTTCTTCCCAACTTGGCGTCACCAGCCCCGTATAAAAAGGCATACGTTACTGTCTTGACTTGTTTACGGCTAATGCCGATCTTATCAGCGTTCTCCTGGTGAATGTCACCGTTGAGAAGAACGTCTGCATACCTGCCTCCATCATATCGAGCCAGATAGTGGGCAAGCATTCTGAGTTCAATGCCTGCGAGATCAGCACCGACCATAACAAGGCCAGGAGTAGCGCAGAATAGCTTTCTAAAATTAGTGTCACTGGGTACTTGAGCAAGGTTGGGCTTGCGGTGGGCACATCTGTAGGTGTTAGTCGATACAGAACAGTGGTGATGAATACGGTTGTTTCTTACTAACTTCAACCAGGCATTGATGCCTTCCGACAACATGCCAAGTTGTTTGGTTAGTTCAAGACAACGGAAGAACTGAAGAGCAATCGGCGTACCAATGTCTTTCAGGACTACTTCATCAATAGTGGCTTTACCTTTATCGGTGAACTGAGTTGGCTCCCATTTGTAGTGCCACTCCATTACCCAGGCAATGTGATCCCTGGATGTAGGATTGAACTCCTTTAGTCGAGAGAAAGTAGCTCCTTCGACATAGCCACTGGTTTTGTTAGATCGTTTAGGAGTAAACTCCGATCCTTTGATGAGAGGATACCTGTCTCGTAGTACTTGAGTAAGCCCTTCAAGCTCTTGTCGGAGAGTTGATTCAAGTTTCCATGCAGCAGACTCATCAAAGTACCATCCATGTATCTCCTGTTCAGTAAGAATTTGAGCGACCCTGTGTTCTAACGCAACCCACTCAGGTATGGGTGGAAATGTTTGCATAGTTTGTGTGTAACAGTAACGTCTTGAACGCAGTAATCCTGCATGTCCTGTGACCACTCTTTCCAGTCAGTTGTCTTGGAAAAGTTTCCTTTGTATTCACCCAGGCGGTAACCATAGGCTTCCAAGGAGTGGCGTCCATACAGTTGGACAGGCATGTGTTTCCAGGCTCGCTTCTGATCTATCTTGAGAAGATCGGTATGATACAACCGAGATAGAATCAAAGTGTCAACAACCAAACCATTAGGAGAAAACCAAGGAAAGAGTTTACGAATAACAGGGCAGTCGTAACCAATAATGTTGTGACCAACAATACACGCGGCGTCTTCAAGGTATTCAATGCCGCGAATAATCGGTTCCTCAGTCCCTTCGTCGTTGTAAACCAGCATTTGCTCCGCCTGGAGATCATAGATAGCCAGACAGTGGATACGGGTAACATCATTCAGGAACCCGTCGGTTTCAAGATCGAATACGAGTGTCGGTCCATCCTCGGTAGGTTTTGTCAATGAACTGGGCTTTTTCAACATCTTCTGGTTTGGGTGGTTTTGGTCCGATTGCAGGAATAGTACCTGGATAAACAACAACACGACGAGATGAATTGTGTTCAGAAGTCTGTGGTTGGATCGAACTCTTGTTCTGGTTGAGTTTCATTGAACTTACAGGTGGAAAGATCATAAGTTAAATTACACGCGACGCCAACTTCGCCTGAATAGCGATTCTTGAGGACTCTAACAGTTGTATCAGACTGTTTGCTTGTGCTCTGTTGATTTCGTTCAAGTGCAATAACTCCGTCAGACAGTTGTGCAATAGCTGCACTTCCTCGCAACTGTCCAAGTGTAACACGTGCTCCCTCTTCATGGTTTGTATCGGATGATGTTCGCCTGAGGTGGGAGACGAGGAACATGGCAACACCAGTGCGTTCAACAAGAGAACGTAGGCGTGTCATGGTGGTGTCGATCATGCGGCGTTCATCACCATCAAGACCAGACAACAAGATGCTGAGGTGATCTAGAAAGATGATCCGCGCATCAAGACCTGTTGCCAGGTATTCAATTCGGTTGTAGATGAGATCAGGATCAAAAGAACCAAAGCCGTCGAAAAGAAAGAGGTTCCAATTAGCAAGAGTGTCTTGATATGCTTTGGTGAGATCAGATCGTTCATGTTCTCCAAGATGTAGTGATTTACCAACTGCTGCGGACATCAATCCGAGAGCTGTGCGGCGATTGGACTCTTCGAGAGCCAGGTATCCAACTCGTTCACCGGAATTGAGAAGGTGAGTTGCCAGCTCTCTACAGAAGCTGGATTTACCAATGCCAGATCCTGCAGTAATTGTAACAAGCTCCCCGTATCGGATCCCGTGAAGTTTATGCTGTAGTCCGGAGAAAGGGTAGTCATGATCAGAAGGTGGAAGTGGAGTGGTTACGAGTTCAAAGAGGCTCTTCCCATCAATGATTCCATCTGGACGGTAAGGTTTTGCATTCCAAATAGACTCACGAATCGCTTGAGCGTCATTGGCAACGAGGGCGTCTGACGCATCTTTGTAATCATCCGGGAGCGATGCAATCTTGCATTTGCCAGGTGGTAATACGCTTGCTGCCTCCTCCGTTGCCTTACGGCCTGCCGTGTCATTGTCGAAGAACAGGACAATCTCTTCATAACCCTGGAGCCAGGGGATAACCCGTTGAATCGACTTCTTGGCCGAAGCGGCACCGCTAGGTAGAGAAACCATCGGCCACCCCGGCATAGCTTCTTGACATGAAGCTGCATCGAGTTCGCCTTCTGTAATGACAACTCGTTTTCCAGTGGCGGGAAACAAATGTTGTCCAAAGAGTGTACCTGGGACATTGCCTTCGTAGGTGAATACCTTGTCTTTAGTTTTTACTTTACAGCCTTCAAGTACTCCAGCGTCGCTGAAATAATAGAACCGTAGAACGTCTCCGTCCCTGTGTATCCGGTACTGCTTGCAGACTTTTTCTGAGATACGTCGTTTTTGCAACCGTTCGGCTGATCCGCGTAACTGTACATTGCTGGACATTTTGTGAGTGTGAACATTTTCTTCAGTGTGATCGTACGAATTGCACGAAAAACAAAAAGTGTGCCCATCAGAATACAAAGAGTTTGCATCTGATGAGCCACAAGTGTCACACGGTAAGTGCCTTACAAACTCGCTCTCGGAGTTGGACGTATGCATCTGCTTGTTCTTTGTGGTAGGTCAGCCATTCATCCAAAGCACGGAGAAACCCGTTAAGGATGTTATCGTTTGTTTCAGGTGAACTTGCATCTACCTCAGCAAGAATGTCAGAGAACTGCTCAGAATACCACTCAAGGGAGCCGTAATTCAAGTTAGCCATGAGATTGGGATGGATTGGTATGAAGACCATGGGAAGCCGTGCTTTTCACACCACTTCGCATAGGTGGTTTTAGACCCTTTGTAGATTTTATTAAAGGGTGCTTGAAAGACAAATCGAATATCTAAGTCTGGATTGCTCTTCTTCACTGCGATCATCTTGCGGCGATCCTCGCTTGTCAGGCGTCCTTTCACTTCTAAGTAGACGCCATTCGGCAAAAGAAAGTCGGGGATGTAGTTGCATTCAAGAATGTATGCGAGTTTACGTGATTCGTATTCGTACTTAACTTTCAAGCTAGAGAGAAGGTCAGCAACCTTGCCCTCTAAGCCCGATCTAAACATCAGAAGTCATCATCCTCAGTTACATCAGCAACAGCCGGAGTTACGTTGGGATCAGCGGCCTTGAAGCCAGCAGTTTTACCAAACAACTCAGCCACCGATGCATCATCCAGATCACCAGTGTCAACACCAGCAGAGGTGTTAAGCGTGATCACTTGCACACCAGCAAGCTTCAGACTTGTGCCGTAAGTAACACCATCCTTCAGGATGTAGGGTTTCTGACGGAATGCAAGCTTGACTTTCGATCCACCATACAGTGGAGTATTCTCATCCGTGATGAGGGTGCCTTCCGTATCCACAACAGGCGGACGACTCTCATCATTCCAACTGAAACGAACTTGATATTGTCCGTCTTTAACTTCTTCCCAAGGCTCAGGCTTGAGGGTGGCTCGCTTGGGATTCTTCAGTTTGGATTCTGCCCACTTGAGCAGTTCAGTACGCTCATCTTCAAGCGTGTTAATCGTGTCTTGATCAACCAGGGCAGACAGTTTGTAACCAAACTTGCCAGGTTTCAGTACAGCT